GCGTCTGATCGAGCACCAACACGTCCGGCGGCCCCTTGCCATCGTCGTCGCCGTACTGAATGAAATCGACCATGAGACGATTGTAGTCGTTCATGTTCGCGATATGCGTGGCGTTGAAGTTGTCTGCGCCGCGCTCCCACCAAAGGACTGCGGTCGCGCCAGCATCGTTGGCCTGCTTGATGTACTTCTTCATCAAGTCGAGGTTGCCCTGCACGACGTTGCCCGCCGGGGTCTGTTGCGCGATGGCGTTGATGATGCCGGTGAAGCAAATGAAGCGAGCGCCCGACGCAATCGCTGTATCGATCTGGCCTTGCCACTGCGACGGGTAGCTGCCCGAGACGGCAGCGACACCGAGCGAGATCAGCGGACGACCCTGCGAACGGCAGTAAGCCTCCATCCAATTCGTCCAACCGTTCGCAGCGCGATTGTACTTGATCGGGTCGAGATACTTCATCGCGTTGCGGCTATCGCCGACGTAGAAGATCGTGTTCTGAAAACGCCGACGAAGGTTCTTGGCGTTGGAGGCAAGCCGGGTCTGCATGGTCGGACCGTTCTGTTAGGCGAAGTCGATAAGGAAGGCCCCGTCGTCATCGACGAGAATGAAGCCGTCTTCATCGACGACGAAGACGAAGCCGGACGGCGCGGCGAGCAACTGCCCCGTGGCCCGAGCAATCCCGAGTCCGAGACCGAGGCGCATCAGATCGCGCCCTCCAATCCGGCTGCGGTCGCGGCGGTGACGTGCGTCGCCCAAAGCGTGCGCGTTTCACCGGCGATGAAGCTGAGCGTGCGGCTCGCGCCGGTGCGCTTCATCGTGACGGTAACGGTGCCATCGGTGTTCGCGCGGATCGCGCGGATGGGCGTCGCGAGCGCAGCGGCGCTCGGCACAATCGGCACCCAATCGAGGGCGGGACCATCGAAGGGGACGGCGTAAGGATTCTCGCGGGACACGGGCTCTTCCTGTGAAGTTCACAGACAGAAGAGCCCGCCCTTCGGCGCAGCGCGAGATCGGTTCAGTAGCCCTTACCCCAGCCTTCGTCGGGCTCAACGGACTCGATGAAGTGATCGTAAAGCCAGACGGGCCACGGCACCGTGGAGGCCCAGCCGCCCTTCAGCATCGACTTACCGATGCGGCTCGAAATCGTCTCGTCATGCCAGCCGCCGAGCAGCGCGTTGCCGAGTTGGTCGATGGCGATCAGGATGTTCCAAACGTAGTCCCAGGCGACCTTCATGCTGCCATTTCCTTCGGCATCGCACTCGTCAGGCGCGGGAACGCAGCGGGGGTTTCCAGCTTGATCTCGCACCGCTCGCGCACGCCCCACGTCTCATGAATGAGGAAGAGCCATTGCTGCGGCGGTTCAAGAGCAGCGCGCAGGCCGTTGCCGTACTCGCTGTAGCCGGGGAACGCGCCGTTCGAGAACACGTTGCCGGGGTTGCCCGAGTGGTGATAGTGGCCGTGCATGATGATGTCGGGGCGTCGCCCGGCGCGAGCTTGCTGCGCCTCGACCTTCTTCGTGCCGCGCACGATGGGCAGCATCGGCCCGGCGAAGCCCTGGCCGCCGCCGGTGCCCATCTTGTCGCCGTGCGTCAGGAAGGCCGTGCGGCCCAGGACGGGGATCACGGCGTCGGTTGCCACCGTGATCTGGAAAGTCACGCGAGGATCGCCCGCAAAGGCGTCTGCGACCATCTGAGCGATCAGAGTGTCATAGGACAGCTTCGAGTACAGCTTCGCGGTCGGCTTGAACGTGGTCCGCGCGTGGTTGCCCGGCACCGAGGTAACGTGGATTCGGCGATAGACCTTGAGCAGAAGCTTGATGCCAGCAACCAAAATCTTCACGACCAAGCGGACCTGCTCATGCGAGGTCAGCGCGTTGGTGATCCGAAGCTCTTCGTGGATGTCGCCGGAAACCAGATCGCCGCCCAGGTTGAGCAGCAACCCTTCGAGCTTGGTGTCGGACGCCCAGCGCGGCCCGATCTCGCACGCGGCTTGAAAGAACTTCTTGGCACGCTGCTCGGCGATGTGCGGGTTGAAGGCGTTAAGCCCGAGAATTTCGTCGGGATCAACGACCTCGCCCATGTGCAGATCGGTGAAGAGCATCGACATGACCGAACGGGCGCGGCTGGACGTGCTGGCCTTCAGCAACCATTCCGGCTGCGGGATGTCGAGCGAGCGGATGCCGCCGACTTCTTCCAGAAGCTTTTCGATAAGCGCCAGTTCTTTCTCGGCGGCGTTGAAGCGCGTGCGCCAGTACGCGCTATCGTGAACCTCGCGCCGCGTCGGCAACTGCTTATCTCCCGGCGCGACGTACAGCGACCAGTTGGGCAGGAAGTTCTTCTCGCCGCGATTGGCAAGCGAGTCCTGCGCTCGCACCCAATCGGTCAGCGCGTTCTTGTTCAGCTTCAGGCGGCGCGTCGCTTCGAGAACGGCCGAGCCCTTGCCGCGATGCTCGGACCGATACGGCACGAAGCCCTCGCGCAGACAGGTCTCGATGGCTTCCTTCTTCTGTTTGTCCGTGGTCACTTTGCTTTGCCTTGCGTCAAGAGAAACTGATCGAAGCGAGCGCCGATGCGATCCAACGCGCCGACCAACCGCTCTTCGATCCGATCGATCAGTTGGACGGTCGCGTATTCTTGGGCGACCTTCTCGCGGAACTGTGCGAGGTCTCGTTCGGTTGCGGCGGCGAGCCGCTGCGCTTCGGCGGCTGCGGCCTTCGCCTCATTGGCAATGGCCTGCCCCGCCTTCGCAGATGCTTCGTTCTTCGTGTGCGCGACGGCGTTGCGGATCAGAAGCGCGATGATCGCGCCAGCGCCGGTGCCGAGCAGGCCCATGAGCCATTCGGGGATCGTGATCATTTGACTTGGGCCTTCAGGCGCACGCGGCGCACGTTCGATTTGGAGTCAACAAGGCGACGCGCGTTCTCGTCTGCTCGCGCTTCTTCGAGCTTCCACGCGACACGCGCATCGATACCGGGCTTGATCTGCCTGCTCTTCGGAGCCGGGTCGTGGACAAGCGTCGACTCGTGCGGCACCGAGAACTCGGGCTGCGGACTAACGCTTGCCGTGGTTTGACACGCCGCCAGCGAAATCGTCAGGAGTGAGCAGGCAAGCGCCGTTCGGGCGAGACTTGAGGCGTTGTTCATAGTCATCGATTTCGTCCTGTGCGTCCTTGGCGCGCTGCGCCGCTTCATCTCGCTGCTTGCTCGCCGTCTCGGCTGCTTCGAGCGCCTGATTCAGGCTCGACTTCTGCCGCGCGATCACGTCGTCTCGCGCCGCGACTTGATCGCGAAGGATCTTCGCCTCAGCGCGATTGTCGGCAGTTCTGAAGCCGAGCAGGAAGACGAGAGCCGCGAGGCCGATGATGAAAACGAGCTTCGCGGTCTTGGCGTAGCCGCCGAGCAGCGTGCTCACGATGGGGAGGTATCCGACGACTCCCGCCACGACGATCAAGAGCCCGAGGGCGGACAAGGCGATCTCAGAGGTCGCCGCTGCCCAAAGGAAGTCGCTGATCACCGTGGACGCGAAGGCGTCCATGAACCACTGCTTGATCATTCCTTCTCCAACCAAATCCAGAGGGCCAGACCGATCAGGATGAAGGTGCCCAGGGCGACGATGACCTTCCAATCCTGAAGCACGCCCAGGAAGGAAGTGATCGACAGGCCGCCGAACAGGCCGGAGGCGGCCGTCAGCTTGCTCTTGATGAACGCCTTGAGCTTGCCGGGCGCGGTAGCGCTTTCGTCGCGGACATCGCTGTGCTCGCCGAGATCGACGTGCTCTTCACCGGCTTCGTCGGTGTCGTGGCGCTCGCCGTCTTCCGGGGGCGAGAGAAGGCCAACCGGATGATACGGCAGCGCCGATGCCTTCAACTGATCCAGCGGATACAGCGGATTGGTATCGATCTTCCGACCGGGCGAGATCATCCAATGCGTGATGATGTCCTCGATCTTGAAGGTCTCCGCGAGCGCGGCGCAGAGGTCGGTGACGGCCGCGATCTGCTCGGGGCTGTAGTGCAGCCAGTAGCCCGCACCGTGCGCGGTGGTCTTCGCATACTCGACCTTCAGGGACGGGTCCTTGTTCGTGTCGATGGTGCAGATTTCGTTCTTGTAGACGCCGTCCGACACCTTCTGAAGCTTGCCGGGGTTGTCGATCTCGATGCCCACGGCGTAGCTGTTCATGAACTTCAGCCCCTTCCATTGGGACTGACCGGCGTGCCACGCGACGACGTTGAACGGCACAAGCTGGGTGATCTTGCCCTGGCGGCTCACGACGACGTGCGCCGAGACCTTCGCGGCCGGGTTGGTCAGCCACGCAATGTCGCCGTCGTCCTTGAGGCCCGACGCGGTATCGTGGATAACGATGAAGCGCGGCTTCAGCGCGCCGCCGTGGTTCGGGCTCTTGACGAACGGCATTGCCGCGCCATTCCGGAAGCCCATTCCGTTCTTGATGGTGATCGACATCACGTCTCTCCGTTGTTGAGAGCATGATTGCCGACCTATGCATGTCGCGCAGGACCGTTCGAGTAACCCTACTCGCCGCCCTCGCCGCCGCTACCGCCGCCCCAAAAGTCGTCGCTGCCTTCGCCGGAAGTCTCGCAAGAGATGCGCGTCGTGAGGCCCTGATCGTTCAGCCGATGCGTCGCCGACTTGATGGTATAGCTGCCGTCGCAGTCGGGATCGAAGCCCACGGCCGTGATCCCAGCCCCGGCGAACATCTCAGTGCGCCCGAGGAAGTTGGCGGCGAAGACCTTCTTGCCGCGAGCGAGCGCACCCTTCGTCGCCTTGGCCTGCGCCTCCGCTTCCTCCTTGGTCTTGAAGAGCTTGCGGCTGCGAAAGACCGGCTTGCCATCGCCCTCTTTCACCCACTCGCGCTCGCCCTTCTTGATGTTGTGCCACGCCGCCTCGACCGACTTGTAGTCGCCGCGCGTCGAGCCGGTGCAATCCCAATCCGTGACGCCGATCTCGGTCAGCATGAAGACAGGGGCCGCGCCGCCGCTAGGAAGCACGCCAGAACCCGCTTTGTTGAAGATGACCTTTTCATCGGCGAGCTTGAAATTCGCGCCCACGCGGCCCGCCAAGCGCGTCAGGAAGTTCAGATCGGACTCACTCGACTGATCGATGTGGTCGATCTTGATCCCGCCGACCTGGCCGTTGACGATGGCCGACAGACCGTTGCGCCCGGCGATGTACTGCACGATGTCGTCAACGCTCTTCTCATGATACGAGCGCGACTTCGGCGACTTGATCTCGGTCGTGAGACCCGCAGCCTTTGCCGTCACGGTCATGATCTTCGGCCGCCCCTTCTTCGTCCACGAGTCGATGAGGAACGTGCCCATGTAGTTGACGCCCGTCTCGATGAAGCCGAGCGAGACCTGAAGCTTTGAGCCCTTGCCCGGCGCGGGGATGTACTCGCGATTGTCGATCTCAAGCTCGCAGCTATCGGACTTCTTGCCTTCGTTGTCCTGAACGGTCAGCGAGAGCAGCGGGCCGCCGCCCAGGACGCCGCCGGGGATGACATGGCCGCCGCCCTCCAAGGGCAGGCCGAAGGGTGCCGGGATCAGATTGGCCGTGATGTCGCGGCCGTCGAGCAGGATGCGGGCAGCGGGCGTCACGACCAAATCCTCGCGGCCGTGTTCGCCCTCTTCACGGTGAAGGCGGGAATGTTGATGGTCATGCCCTGGGGTAGCTTCGTCCCTGCCGCCGCGAGGCCGGGGTTGGCGCGCAGGATCGCCTCCGTCGCGCCATGCGTGACGCCGAAGCGGTTGTAGGCGATCAGGTCAACCGTATCGCCTTCGATGGTCAGGTATTGCTCCATCAGACGTAAGCCTTCAGTTCAATCGTGAACTCGATCTTACGGGGAGCGCCGTCAGACATCAGGGTCTCTTGCCCCTCCCTGATCTTCTCGATCACGTAGTTCCCGAGATAGCGGCCGAAGCCCGTGACGAGAGGGAGCGGCTGCCCGAGCCCGGCTTGCGCGCGCATCATATCGACCTGCCGCAGCCCGCCGCGATAGTGCGGATAGATCACGCCGTCGAGCGTGATCGTGTCCTCGCCGGGGCCGACGTATTGCGGAGCCGGGGCCATGCCGATGCGTTCCGTGGACGGCCAGCGCCATGCAGAAGTCCGGTCGAACTTCTGGTAGGCGGCCGTGTTGATCGAGAAGCGGTATGCGCCAAGCGCGAGAAGAACGGTGCTCTGCATATCAATCGCTCAAGAGTCCACGCTGCTCGGACTCGAGCCGCGCGAAGGCCGCGTAAACCGCGTCTTCGGCCGCCCGACGAACGTCGTTGGGGTTGCCGCCGTTGACTTGGACGGTGATCTGCGCCGTGTTGGTTCGGGACACCGTCGTGTTGTTCTCGGACGAACCGGCAACCGCCGCCGCGCCGTCCGCAGTCAAGCTGCGCAGCGTGTCGTTGGTCTCGATGCGGCCGGACATGCCGGGCACGAAAAGCTCGGGGCCGTTCTCGCCGACAAGGTACGGCTTGCCGAAGCTCACGGGGCCGCCCATGGCGCGCGCGCCAGCGATGGGCGCAGGGGCCGCGCCGCCCGCCGGGGCTGCCTTGCCGCCGCCGCTGCTAAAGATGCCCTTGATAGCGCTGCCCAGGGACATCGCCTTGTCGATGGCCGCACCGAAGAAGCCAATCAGGCTCTGGATCGCCGAGATGACCTTCTGCACGCCCGCCGCAGCGACACCGCCAACGGTCTCGCCCCACTCGCGCCACTTCGATCCGGTCGCGTCGAGCGGACCGAGCAACTGCGAAAGCCAGTTGTAGACGGACGACAATCCATCGGCGAGCGCCTTCACGGCCGGGCCAGCCGGGCCAAGACCCGCCATGAAGCCCGCACCGAACCCGGCGAAGAACTCCTTGATGCCCGCCCAATTGTTGTAGACCCACACGCCAAGCGCCGTCAGAGCGACGACAAGCGCCGTGATGATCAATCCGACCGGGTTGGCGACCAGCGCGTACATGGCGAGGCCGATGGCCCGGAGCGCCGTGACAGGGAAGAGCAGGATCGAGCGCCCCAAGGCGAGCAGAGAGCCGCCGAGAGCCGACAGCGTCGCCCCTGCCCCAAGAGCGGTCAGCATTCGGAAGCCCACCGCCATCGCCGCCAGACGGCCTACAGCGGCTGCCCCGACGCCAGCGATCACACCGGCGAGCATACGGAACGGCAACAGCATGCCGAGCACGGCGAAGTTCATGCCGCGCATCGCGAGCAGAGCTACGCGGCCGAGCGCGCCCAGGACGAACAGCAGCGGACCGGCTGCGGCAGCCGCAGCGGCGAAGTAGACGCCGGTCTTCAACAGCGCCGGGCTGGTAGCCGACAACGTTTGCAGGGTGTCCGCGATCTTCGTGAAGGCGTTGGCGATGTCGTTGCCAACCGTCTCCACAATCGTGTTGCGGAACTTCTCCCAGGCAGCGCCGAGCTTGAGCAGGACCGCAGGCAAGCCTTGGTTGGCGATCTTGTATTGCTTCTGCGAATAGCCTTCCGACTTCTCTTCGACCTCTTTGATCATCGCGGGCAGATCGGCCCGCAGCAACGCCATGTAACGCGAGATATGGCGGGCTTCGAGGATCTGTGCGATGTCGCCCGTCGTCGCCGTTCCGTCGTCCAATTTCTTCTTCAGGTCGGTGAAGAACTTGGTGACATCGACCTTCGAGCCCGCAGCGGTCACGGCATCGTTCACCGACTCCGCGATCTTGTCGCTATCGACCGCCGACGAACTTCCGATGGCACCTTGCACGGCCTTCGTGATCGCGGCCGACAACCCGGCGTGATCGCCCTTGTGGTTCTTGATTGCGCTCGCGATCTGGCCCTTCACGCTGCTCGCGTCGATGCCGTCACCCTTCAGGTTCTCAAGCACCGTGTCGGCAGTGACAGGGCGCGCCTGGGTGTAATCGGACAGGTTCATGCCGATCCGGCTCAGCGCCTTCATGCCGCCCTTCGGCATCTTGACGAGACGCACGATTGCCGAGCGCAGCGCGACGCCCGCTTCGGAGCCGAGCACACCGGCCTTAGCGAACGCCATGACCGTCGCGGTGACGGCGTCGAGCGAGTTGCCGGTCGTCGAGGCGATGCCGCCTGCGTACTTGAACGACTCCGAGATGTCCTTCATGGACGCGACCGTTGACACGGCGGCGTAGACCATGCGGTCAGTAACGGTCGCCGAAGACTGCATCGCCTGCTCATAGGTCTTCATGGGCATGCGGAATTGGGTGATGGTCTTGCTCAGCGACGCGCCGACATCGGCAGGCGTCATGTCGCCCGCCAGTGCGGACGCAGCCAAGACCTGTTCGAGCGCGCCCTTGGCCTGCTCGAACGTGAAGCCCGCCTTCAGAAGCTCGGTCGCCGACTTCATGATGCCGGTCGCACCGCCAGCGTCATACCGGCCTGCCAAGTCCTGCGCCATCTTCGAAAGCTCGACGCGCTGCTCTTTCGTCGCTTCGCCCAACGCCTCGACCATGTTGCCAGCCTTGGCGAACTCGGCGGCATCCTTGATCATGCTCGCGCCGAACCACGCGGCGGGCGCGGTCACGCCAAGCGTGGCGTTGCGGCCATGGCGCTGCATCGCGGCCATGCGCTTCGAAGTGTTGGCGAGATGTTGGTTCACGGCCGCGAACGGCGCGTTCATTTTCGCAGCCATGCCAGCGAGCGAAGCGCCCAGGCTATTGACCTGGGTCTTCGCTGCGTTGACTGCGGCGTTGAGGCTGGGACTGACCTTGCCCCCGATATTGACGAATACGGAGAAGCCGGTCGCCATCTTACTTTGCCTTCATCGCCTTGTTGATTTCGGCCTGTAGCTTCGTTGCGTCTTCAAGCCAGCCGTAGAAGTCGTCGAGGGACATTTCCTCGACTTCCGAGATCGAGAAGCCGCCTTTGGTCAGCCGGATCAGCGTCAGAATCCCCTTGCGGAGATCGCTTAGCTCGACTGACCCCCACGAAAAGCATCGAGTTGCGTGCTCAGCTTCATCGCGTCGATTTCGTCGAGCTCTGCGATCACGTCCGGCGAGACGTTGCACAGGTCAGCCAGAAGCAGGATGCCCTTGTCGGCGTCGTGGCCCTTGAACTTCGCGGCCTTCAGCGAGTCCTTCGTCTTCGGACGGCGCATCGTCAGCGCCTTGTAGTTCTTGCCATCGACATCGAACGGGAAGTCGAGCGTGATTTCCGCCGACAGCCGCATGTCCTTCTTCACTTCGTCAGTCACAGTCTAGTTCTCCCGCTTGGTTGTGGCCGACCCGCCGTAGCGAGGTCGGCCGTTGGTGGTTGATTACATGCCCATCGCAGTGCGGATCGAGGCAAGCTGATCCACGCCGTTGACGATGCGGATCATGTTGTCGATGTCGATCTCGACGACGACGGTGTCCTGAATCTGAATCTTCAGATACCGGATGGACATCTCGGCTTCGTTCTGCGTCAGGTCGCCTGCTTTCCAGGTGCCCAGCGTGTTCTTTTTGAAGCCGCCGTGCAGATCGACGGTCATCGGGACCGCAGTTTCGCCGTCACGCTGAAGCGCGCCGCGAAGCTGGATACGGGCGGCGTTGCCGTCCATGTTGCCCCAAAGGCCGAGAATCTGGTTGGCGTATTCGCCGAAGGTGAACTTGGCGGTCAGAGTCTCCAACCCCATGTCCAACTCGACATTGCCGTCCATACCGCCGCCGCGATATTCTTCGGTCTTCACCGAAAGCTCGGGCAGTTCGACTTCGGAAATGCGTCCGGCATAGCCGACGCCGTTCACGAAGCTGTTGAAGTTGCGAAGTACGCGCGGGATCATCTTTCGTCCCCGTTATGCGAAGAGGTTGCGGATGTAGTCCGAGACGAGATGCGACCGGAAGGTCACACGTTCGGCCGGGTACGGCGGGGTGAAGTCATACGAGAACGTCACATGACCCTGCGAGATGTCGGCTTCGGTGTTGAACTCGGGATCGACCCAGCAGTCACCACCGAGGATCGCACCGCGCACGCGAAGCTGGCGCATGTACGCCTTCACCGACGCGGTCACGTCCTCGAAATACTGCTTGGTGATCGAGCGATCCACCGCCCAGCGATGGGCCTTCGCGATGGAGATGTCGATCATATCGCCGGTACGCGAGACGGACAGGAAGGCGAACTTCGGATCGGCCGAGCAGGTGCGGTTGCCCCACAGATACCAACCTTCGTCGCGGATGAACGTCGCGATCTCATTCTCGTTGAGAATGTTCGCGCGGCTGTTCTTGTCTCCGTAGGCGTAGTCGATGGGACGGCCGAGGCCGCCGATGCCATAGACTTCCTTGTTCGACGGCGACTCCCAAAAGCCCTTCTCGTTGTCCACGCGCGAGATCAGGCCAGCCACTCGGGCCGACGACCGTTCGAGCGAGTACGTGTTGGACTTCACCGACCAGCCGGACACGGTCGGATCGACGATGAAGACGCGGCGCGTGCCGTGGTCCTGACGATAGGCGAACGCAGCGGCATCGGTGGTCGAGGGACCATCGGCGATGATGTGCGCCTTGAAGCCATCGGCCAGCGACTTCAGTTCGTTGACGACCGGGTTCGCCGAAGCGCCGATCTGGATCGTGATGGTCGCGCCGGTGCCGTCGCCGTCGATGGTCGCGGTCAACGGCGAGACGATGCCGTAGCCGAGCGAGTCGAACTCAAGGCCGGTGATCTTGCCGCCGGTGATGATCGGCTTCGCAGTCGGAAGCACTGCGCCCGCACCGCCGCCGGTGAAGGCCACGGTCGCCTGGGTGTAGCCGGCGCCCTGCGCCGTGACCGTGTGACCGGAGACGCCGAGCGGACGCTGATGCGTGAAGCCGGGGGCGATCAGGATCATCGGGGACACGCCGCACTCGGCTTCAGCCGCGCGGAAACAGTGAATGCCGGTGAACGCGCCGGTGTCGGCATCGACGCCGCCGATGATCTTCGAAAGCTGTTCGTTCTCGTCTTCGTCGGCCTCAACGCGGACCACGACGATGAGCGCACCGCCCTGATCGTAAATCGAGTCGATGGCCTGCGGCAGCGTGCCGGTCGCGCCGATCATGGCGGCAGCCTGACGACGGTTGACGAGCACGGGGGTGTCGAGCGGGAACGCCACTTCATTCGCGGCGGGAGCGGTGCCGATCAATCCAATGACGGACGAACGGACGGTCTGGATCGGCCGGGGGCCGCTATCAACGACGACAGTCTCGACGCCGTGAAGGAAATCGGTAAGGGACATCTGTTCTCTCAATCCTCAGTATTGGGATTGAGCGTACCCTAGCGATCACCCTGCCGGGCGTCGGGACCGTTTCAGTATCCCTTCAGAGCGTCATCGCGAGCAGGAAGAGAGCCTTCAAATCATCAGGGCTCTTGTTCAGTTGCTCGGCTGCGCCGACAACGAACGGATGCGTGCTTTCGAACTCAGAGGTCCATTGCCAGCTATCTTGCACGTCGCGATCTTGCGACGCGACATACTCTTCGATGTCGTCGCGAAGCCCCATAGCATTCATTGCGAGCCGCAGTTGGCGCGCGCTCGCCTTCAGAACCGCGTCGCCCAGGTCGAGCACCATCTGCACCTTGCCGTCAACGCGCTCGACCGAATAACCGTTCAGCACCTTGTCGGCAGGCACCGGGAGGCGCGTGACCCGATAGAGGCCGACTGCCGCCAGTTCTTCGTCGGTCCAAAGCTCCGTGATCTGCCACGGATGCAGAACGTCATCGAACGCAATGGTCTGCCCCCATGCAAGCTCGACGAACACGTTGGGGGACTTTTCGCTGACAAGGATCGTTTCCATCTTTAGCTCCAAGTAAGTCTCGCCGAAGCGTTCGATCCGGCGTAGCCGCTAAGTGCGTTGTTGAACTGATAGTAACCACCGGCACCGCCGCTGTTGCACACAAGGGTGTAGGCAGAGCCAACAACCGGCGACCCGGCCTGCCCCCAAATCCACGTCTTCCTCACATAGCCGCCATTGCCGCCCTTACCGCCGACGTAGCTGTTCCAGTAGACCCAGGCACCACCGGCCGCGCCGCCGCCCGTGATGTTTTGGTCGCCTCCACTGGCGGGACCGTCAGCACCGGGAGCACCGGCGGTCTCGCCGTCGCCGGGCGATCCACCTTGCCCGCCGTATGCGTAGATCACGCCTGATGGGGCCGAGAAGTAGCTAGTCCCGCCCGCCCCCGGAGCCGTGCCGCCGTTCGAAGCGCAGGCCGATCCGCCGCCAGCGCCCCAAATCTCCATCGTGATCGTGTTGTACTCAGGGATCACGGGGCTATAGGTGCCATAGCCCCAGCTTGCGCTACCGGGCGTCACCGGCGGCTTGAGCGATCCGATGCGGATGCGACGCAGGAAAGGGAGCAACATTAGCTGTTCTTCCAAGCTGCGCCGAGCCACTGAGCGTTATTGGCAGAGTAAACGCCCGTATAGACAAGAGCCCAGCCGTTCGCCCCCGTAGCGACCGCCGGAACGATCCCGTTCGGAAAACGGACATTGCCGTTCCAACTGATCGAGCGACCGCCAGTTGCGTCCTGCACGAAGGTAACGTCGACTCCCTGCCCGTCTTTCGGGTTGAGGAAGTTTACCGTGACGTTGCCGGTCAAGATGACCCTGAACCGAACGCCCGTGGAGCAATCGATGTTGAGATTGCCAGAGCCGCTATTTCCAAGGTCAACGAACCCCGCAGCCGCCCAAGCCTTATCGGTGGTGATGACGCCCTGCCCCGTGCCGGAGCGGAGGTCGGCGAGCACAACGCCATTGGCAATCGCAATGTTGCCGAGCCCCAGGTTGGCGCGCCCATTGGCCTGCGACGTGGCATCCAAACCCTGCGTTGCCGTATCAACGCGGAGACGCTTCGCCAGCGAGTCGAGGATCGCGTTGATCTGCGTCATGTCGGTAAGCTTCGCAGCGATCTCGACAAGCGTGTCATAGGCGGGATCGACGCCAGCCTTCAGGGCGTCGATGGCCGAAGTGACGGCGTTCGAGATCGCGGTGGCATACTCCCCGGCCACGGTCGTGTGCAGTGCCGTGGTTGCCGACGTGATCATGTCCTTCACGCGCTTCACGACGGGCACAGCGTCGGTAGCCGTGCCTGCCGTGGCTTCAGCGGCCGTAGCGAGGCGCACGCCGCCGACCTCAGTCTCGGTCGCCGGGTCGATGCCCATCGCTTCCATGTCTTCGCTGATCGCCTGAATGGCGTCACGAATGCGTTGCGCGTCTTCACGCGCAACGTTGTCGGGATGCGGGAGCGGATAACCGCGCGTCGTGCTATCGTTCGGCATGGCCTATTAACCCGTGGTGGACTTGACTGCGACGGCGCGGATGTTGCGAGCGTTCGACCGAGCGCCGGGGCCGCCGCCGATCTTCACGTAGGCGCGCGACACCGCGAGGTTGACGTGGTCGAGCATGTACTGGCGCTCTTCCCAGCCGTCGCCGAGCGGCGTGGCCTTTTCGAGCGTCAGCGCATTCGTTGACGACCACACCGGCAGGCCCGCGTTGACGCCGGTCTGAATCTTCGCCTCGAAGGTCGCGGTGTTCGGCAGGTACACGTCGAGGATCAGCCTGACCTTCGAGTCGGTGCCCGCCTCGAAGGCGCGCGTGATGTAGTCACCGGTCGCCTGGATCGCGCCCGCCACAACCTGAACGTAGGGCAGCATGATCGGCCAGAGGTTCGCCGAGCCGGTCACGCGCAGACGGACCTTCAGCTTGCCGGTGACGGCCTGCGGGAGCGAGACGTTGACCGCCGGGGCCGTCACGTACTTCGCGCCGTTCGGGGCCTCGAACTCGACCTCAATAGCCGTGCCTTCGGGGCGCTCAGCCGCGAGCAGCGGCATGAGGTCCGAGCAGTTCACGACATCCAAATCGCCGACTTCGATGGTCTTCGAAGCTTGGGCGAACTTGGCGCAGCGCAGGCGGAAGCCGAGCGAGCGGCCGGGCTTCGGCAGCCAGGTACGGGAGTCCGAACCGTCGAGGAAGGTGCCCAGCGGGAAGGCGTTGGAAGTCACCCAGCCGTTGATCTGGTCGAAGCCGCCCAGGTCAGCGATGGCAACCGAGTGGTTGGAGTCTTCGGTCAGAAGCGTAATCGCGTAGCTGCGATCCTCGCGCAGGGTGACGGGGCGCTCGAACGCGGCGAAAGTCCAATCGGACTCAACGCGGGGAGCGACCGAGAGCGGGTCGATGACCTTGACGGTGTTCATGTCGAGGATCGACTCCGCGACGACGCGCTCGGTCGGAAGGCCAAGCTCGACCTCGCGGATTTGCACGCGCACCGGCTTGCTCATGTCGCCGACCTTGGTGAACTTCACGTCCACGCCGAGCGCCTGCCGGGGCTCGCTCAGACGGAAGGTCTGTGCCAGCGGATCGGCGCTGTACCAATAGGTGGTGACGATGGTGCGTTCGTTGGTGATCGTGGTCAGCCAGCCGTAGGCGGTGTAGAGCGCGTTCGCGGTCGAGCCGCCGACGCCTTCGAAGGCGACGTGCTTCACGCCGACCGGGACGTTCGCCGGAATCTGGAACGACGAAGTCAGGGTGCCGTTGCCGTCCGCGCGGATCGTGCCAGCCGGGGTCACGTCGATGTCGTCGAACGTCACCTTCTTCAGGACTTCGTTGTAGCCCCACTTGTGGATCGTGAAGCCAACCGAGCGCTGGCGGATGGTCTCTTCCGCAACCGTGGCGCTGTTGACGATGCGATCCGTGGTCTCGGTGGACGTGCCGATCAGCGGGCCAGCGGCGAAGTTGGTGCGCTGCCACGCGACGCGCGACGTGAAGACCGAGGTCCAAACATCCTGCGTGTCGGTCCAAAGATCGACGGACGGGTTGAGCGCAACGTCGGTCGCCGGGGGACCGAACGAAGCATAGGGGTTGATCTTCGACTCGCCGGTGATCTGGCGCTGCTCGAACACGTTCTCGAACGTATAGGTCAGCGTCGTGTCGGCGGGCATCGTCGTGACGGTCGGGATGATCGGCAGCCACAGCAGGCCGCCGAAGATCGCGCCGTTCTGCGTGAGACCCTGATCTCGCATGTCGTCGTCGAGCAGCGGATCGACGAACACGCCACGCTTCGAAGAGACTTCCTTGCGGTCCACGTCGCGCTGAAGCCGCTCTTCGGCAACCAGCGCGTAGAGATCGCTGACCATCGTTTCGAGGCTGCGCAGATCGGCGAACGGCATGCGGACGGTCGCGACCTGCTTGATGGTCGGGACGAGACCCCAATTGTTGTAGACATCGGCGAGCTTGTGCAGCGTCGGCGCGACCGTGGTCGGCTGCGGCGCGTACAGGGAGCTAATGCCCTTCAGGTACGAGATCACGCCTTGCTGATCGACCACGATGGCGTCATAGCGCGGCAGCTTGGTCTCATACTTGATGAAGGCGGTCGTGTCGTCGGCCGCGCCGGTGATGTCGAAGCCATCGCGCGTGATGTTGGTCGGCTCGGCGCTGGTCAGGTAGCGATACGTGACCTGATAGGTCGAGCCCGGCGCGACTTCCGCACCGCTCGGCGACCAATCCACGGCCGCGCCGGTCAGCTTGTAGTCGGCGGTCGGCGCGTAGACGGTCGCGCCCTGCTTGACCTGACGGATCGAGAGCACGGTCGGATCGGGCAGCGTGTCGGAGACGCCGGTATAGGTGCCGTGCGTCAAGGTCACGGTCTTCTCGGCGATGATCGTGATTTCCTTGATCGAGGCGATGGGCGCGAAGCGCACCTTGATCGTCTGCGTGCCGGAATTGACCGCGTGCGGTTCGTCGTCGAGCAGCATGATCTCGGGCTCTTCGGTCACGCGCAGACGTGCCGAAGCAGGCCGGGTTCGCTTGTAGCCCCAAACGTTGATCGTGCCTTCCGAGATGGTGAAGGTCTGCTTGCCGGTCTCGTCGAGGCCGAGCGCCTTGACGTTGAAGCCCTCGACGACGTAGCCGCCATGCGCCTCGCGGTCATAGCGCGCGAGCAGGTTCGCCCAGGCGTCGTCCATGCCGGGCTCATTCGGCGTCTCGATAGTGCCGTCCTTGATCGTATAGATCGGGAAGAAGTCGCCTTCCTCGCCGTCGCCTTCATAGCCCCAGCGACCGAGCATCGCCAGCGCCGACGCGCCGGGCTCGCCCTGTGCGCGCGTGCCGGGGGCCTGCCCCTTCAGGGTCGGGTCCTGCTCATAGGTCACGGTGAACGTGCGCAGGCGGATGCCGATCACGACGATGCCGACAGCCGAGATGACGATGTTGCGGGCTTCGATGTCATGCACCGCGCCGCGAATGTAGACCTTGGCCGCCGCCAACTGCGCCTCAACGGTCGCGTTGATGATCGGCCCGAGCACGATGGCACCGCCGCTGACCAACGAACCGTCGCGCCAGAAGGCATCGGCGACGCCCTTCAGGCGGTTCGCTTCGATGTCCTGAATGACGTTCAGTTCGTTGCTGGTCAGGAAGCGGTCATAGTGCGCAGCGAGACGCTGGTAGCCCTTCGTCTTATCGAAGGTGTTGATGTATGCCGGAAGTTGGTCGCGAGCGTCTGCCATTTTCAGATCACCAGAACGTAAGAGAATCCCTGCCGCTCGCTCGGGGAGCGAACCTTGCCCGCGAAGCGGTCGAGCAGGAGCAAGTATCCCGGTTCGGCGACCTGATCGGGAGTCAAGTACAGTTGCCCTTCAGGCACTCCCGCCTTGCGCGTGCCATCGACGAAGATGCCGACTTCGCGGATCGTCTGGTCGGATGCTTCGAGGTAGTCGAAGAGCACGCTGCAATAGAGGTAGCGCGTCGCGGTCGTGGAGATCGTCCAACGCGCGCCGCCGGGCGTGCTGATGTTGCCGTTGTCGTCGGGCACGACGAACTCGACCGACGACGCGATGCGGCGGCCCACTTCGTTGACCAACGCGGTCTCGCCCGAACCCAGGGCGGGCGTGCCGTACTGAACCTGCGCCTGGACGGTTGCGCCCGGCGCAATCTGGCCGCCATTGACGCGCGTCACAGCGCCGGTGTTGGCGTTGAACGTGTAGTCGCGCGGCGTCTCATAGGTGAGCGCGTTGCCGACATCCTTCAGGGCCAGCGTCGAGATCGGCGTATGGTCGAGCGTGAAGCGCTCGGGCGAGCCCGAGAACGTCGCGTTCTTGATCTCGGTCTGGCCCCACCACGAGTCCCCTCGCCCCCAGGCGAAAAACATCGTGCGAGACTTCAGCGCGGCGGCGAGACCTTCGCGCCCGCTATTAACCAGAAGTGCCATCGGGTCCTCCGTAAATCGTGAACTGTTCCATGTTGGTGTAGGAGACGCCCGGCCAAGGCGTGCGCGGCCAAGGCATCAAAACGTCCTTTGCGAAGTCGATCTGCTCGCCCGAGAGCGAAGCCTGAATGGAGACCACGGAAGGCTCGACGACCTCGCCATCGAGCATCGAGCGGTCGAGCACGAAGCCTTCCTCGAAGCGCGCGATGCCCTCGACGGACAGGAAGCCGCCGCCGTCCATCTCGGAATCGAAATCGACTTCCTCGCCGTGCTGCTTGCCGAACGAAACCTTCGGCTTGATGCCCGGCAGATAGACGCCGGACCAATCGTCGAGCAGCGCACCGTCGAGCGGCATCATGTCGAGCCGCATCGGCCGGATGTCATAGCCGCCATAGATACGGCCCAGGACGCTCGACGCCTTCTTCGAGAGGTTCGCCAGCCCGATCAGGTTGAGCAGCGTGTCTTGATCAGGCCGCTCCGTGAGGCCGATCTGGAACAGCCCCCAGCGCACAGCGCCGTGGTCTCCGCGCTCATAGAAGCCGTCGAGGCCCAGCCAATCGAAGATGATCTCATAGGCTTCCACGCGGCCACGGAGCGTCTGCCATCGCTTGCCCTGCTTGTAGAGCATCTGATGGTCTTTGACGAACTCGGCCGCGTCTTCGAGCCCCCAATGGCGCAACAGCCACGGCAGCACGTCTTCGGGGATCACATCGAGATAGCGCACGTCGATGATCGACTGCACCAACGCGGCATAGCGCGAGCGCGAGTCAATCGTCTTGACGACGGATCGCTGAAGCGGCGTCGTGTTGCGCGGGACGATGTCGATCAGGTCGGTCATCAGTAGGACCGACCCTTGAAGTTGAGGCCGACACTGCCCAGGGCGACGGCTTCATTGGGCTCCGCGCGCGTGTAGTCGTCGGCTTCCGGCGTGATCATGACGATCCGGCGGACGCCCGACGTGCGCAGCGAGGCGATGACGAAGTCGGCGGTGAAGTCCCAGCCCAGGCGACGGGCAGCGGCAAACTCGGTCTTGAGCCGATCTTCGGCGGCCTGCATTTCGGTGATCGGTGCTTCCGGCAGAAGCCAGATGTCGGCCTCCACGTTGACGACGCGGATCACGGCCGGGACGACCTCGATATGATCGTTGTCGCCGCGCACAAGCGGATCGTTGAGCGCTGCGGTGACGACCGCGAGCAGATCGTCGCTCGGCACGCCGTTGCCTTCGGTGGACAGGATCGAGACCTTGACCCCGCCCATGGCATCGCCCACAACGCCCACGTCGGCCACGCGGAGCGGGTCGGCGAGGAAGGCGTGCCTTTTGTACCAATTCTCGGTGAAGCCGCCCTGCCCCTTCTTACGCTCGCGCAGACGGCGTCGCAGGTCGTCGATGGACTCGCCATCGGCCTGGGTCAGGTCCCAATCGGACGCCTGCGCGATCAGGTCCGCGCCCTGCCCGAAGTCGAGCAGCGTCGCGCGGAACGTGTCGTTCAGCGACGTGACGTAGAGCAGATCGCCATAGGCGGCGTGGCGGCAGAAGTTGTTGATCGGGTCCGAGCGCAGCATGTACGTGTCCCAATCGAGACCGGCGGTCTCAAGCAGGCCACGCATCTGCGTCAGGCGGGCGTCGAACAATGCCTGGAACGCGGGCTCGCGCTCGATGACAGGCAGCGGCAGGTTCGGCAGCGGCGCGTCCATTAGACGTAGCTCCCGACGACCATGTTGTCAGAAAGGATCACGCGGCCGCGCGCGTCTCGGGCTTCCGAATAGTCGCCGAGATGGCCGCGCGGGTAATAGATGCCCTCGATATCAAATTGGGCGTTGCCCTGATCGGTCATGTCGGCAAGCTCCATCTGAATGATGCGGAAGCGAGGCTCTTCCGCCATCAGGGACTCGGGGTTCTTGCGATTGATCGCTTCCGGCACGGCCGCGTAGAAATCGATCAGCGTCACCGGCGACACGGCATGGTCAACAAGGCGCGGCATCTTCGAGCCGAAATCGCGGGCCATAACGAGCGACTTCAGCGAAGTGCTCAGAATGGTCGCAATCGACTGCCAGACATCGTCGATGCCTTCGAGAGGCTTGCCGGTGTTGAGGTCAATGGTCGCCATAAGGCGCACCGTGCCGCGTCGGCACGGTCGCTTACAGCCTGTTCCGGTCGCCTATCCGGGCTTCGAGAAGGTCTTCTTCGCCGGGCCAGCTTCGGTGTAGACCTTGATCGGCGGCTTCTCACCTGCGCTATCGACGCCCAGGAACGTCTCGGCGACGGTCGTGAACGCTTCGGCTTCGTGGGTCGACTCGCCGCCCGCCGTGGACTTGAAGTCTTCGCCCGCCTCGATCTCGACGTTCTCCTCCATCTCGACCTTGAAGTTCTTCGCCGTGAACGTGATCGTGCCGTCCTTCATGACCATCTTGCAGCCCGAGCCTTCGAGCGTGATCGAGCCCTTGTTCTTGAGGCCCTTAATCAGCCAATCGCCGGTATTGCGATCATAGCTGATCTCGCCCAGGACTTTGTCCTCGCCTTCCTCGCCGTCCTCGCCGACTTCCTCGCCACCTTCGTCGCCGCCGCCATCCTCGCCGCCCTGACCGTTCTTGCTCTTCGGCTTATTGAAGATTTTGCGCCAGACGCCAGCCTTGTCGGTCGTTTCCTTCTCGTCTTCGTTCTCAGGCGTGTAAGTGCCCGCCGGATAGACCTGCGCGGTCGCAAGCTCGCCGCCTTCCGCGAGCAGAACGACCTTCTCGTCCTTCTCAAGGAAGTGCGTCTCGCGGTCGCCCTTCGCGCGCATGCCGCCAGCCGGGAGCCAATCCGTGATGTTGTGGTTGTCTTCGTCGTTCTCGTCACCGATCAGAACGCGGTACGCCGGGGGCTGGCGCTTGTAGTCCACTTCCTTGATCTTGCCGAACTTGACGACATCCTGCGCGCGCCGATCGATGTCGGTCGCTTCCGGGTCGGCCACGCCGCCGGTGCTCGCAGGATCGCGAAGAAACTTTACCATGCTACTTGCCCGCCAGGAAGTCCGCCATGTCGGCGTCGAGATTGTCGGCCGTGACGCGCGGACGCCAAGCGGTGCGATAGATGACCTGCCAAACGAGGCCGATAGCGCCAATAGGCCGCTTGACCTGCTCAGTGATCACGTCGATGTCGGACTCGAGCAGCCGCATGCGAGCAGACTCAAAGCCGGGGATCACGAAGCCCTCGAACGCGGCTTCCATCTGCTCCGCGATGTCGTCGAGCTTGTCGTCAACGGTCTCCGTGCCGAGCAGCATCGCCTCCGTGACAATCGTCAACTCGCGCTCGATATAGGTCGCGTCGCCCTCGATCCCGTAGTCCTTCTCGGGGTTGTACTTCTCCATGCGCGCATAGACGAGAATGGCGGGGCCATCCTCTTTCAACTCTTCCTCGTTCACGGGAGCCATGCGGCTCGCATACACGCGGCTTTGCGCGGCCGTGCGGTACTCGCCGTCAACACTATCAGCAAGCCGGGCTCGAAACGCTTCGCGGATACGCTTACGAGGATGCGCCATGTCAGTCGTTCGCCATGAGCAGGAGCAAGGTCAGGCCGGTGCCATCCGGGCGCTTGTCCTCGATCCGATATTCTTCGCCCTTGATCGTCAGCTTCTCGCCCTTGCGACCGCCCTTGTTCAGGTCGGACGTGCGGCAGAGAAACGTCGGGCCGGTGGACGTGACGCTCGCGCCCATTTGCATCTGGAATTGCGTCCCGTTCCAACGGTTCGGATTCCAATTGCTGCCTTCGTCGTCGAACTGGCCGGGGATGTCCTTCGGCTCGACGGCTGGATCGCGGCTCACATAACGCGCCTCAACCCCGAACTCGTCGGGGTTGAGGAAGATCAACAGATCGTTGTCGGTCTCGACAGGCATCAGACGCCCGATGCGCGAAGCGCCAGAGCAGCGTCGATATCGGCGTCGGTGATGTCGAACCCGACGATCTCTTCAATCGGCTTCTGCTTCGGCTTGCCGACGCGATGACCGGACTTGAAGAAGTCCTTCTTCTCGTCGAGCAGGTCGATTGCGGACGCGATGTCCACGACCTTGGAATTGCTCGCGCCGTCCGTCTGATGCGAGGCGGGAGGGACTTCATCAGCGGACGGCGCGTCGCCGGGGGCATCACCGGCGGACTCGGTGCCAGCGAGCGTGCTGGCCGAATCCAGTGCGATCTCGGCGACGGCCGAGACCTGATCGGGAGCGAGCTTGACGCGAGAAGGCCCGAGGGCCTTCGCTTCATTCTCGTCCATCTCGATAGCAGTGCCGGGCGGCAGATACCGCCCGTCACGCTTGATCGTTACGAGGCCGCGATAGATCGGCATTACTTCACCTTCGCGCCCAGGGTGCCGTTCACGCGGTAGGGCGCGATCAGCGGGGCGGACTGGCCGAGGATGTACCGCACGGACGGGTCCTCTTCCTCCCAGGACTTCACGAAGAAGTCGCGGGGCTGGATACCGGCCTTGAGGTCCATGATCGCGCCGAAGTGACGGACGCCCTCGATCTCGCGCGAAGCCATGACGACTTCACCGGCCGGGAGCACGTCCTTCTCGACGCCGTCGAGCGGATCGACGTACTTGTCGGCGTGGACCCACAGACGGTAGTCGCCGAACTGAGCGACCAGACGGATGCCGGGGGTGATCAGGATCGGGCCGAGCGAGGCGCGAGCCGATTCCAGCGTCGCCTTGGTCATGTCGATCTGAAGACGCATCGCCTTGGCGACCGCATCGGTGTCGGGACCGGCCAGCTTGGCGCGGATGGTCTTCCACACGTCGCTCGCCATGATCACGTCACGGCAGGTCAGCGACGAATGATCGAAGATCGTCTGACCCCAATCTTCGATGTCGTCGAGCGGGTTGACGGCGGCGTTGTCCCACTTGTCGGTGCCGGTCAGGACGATGCTCAGTTCGGCATCGCGGCCGAAATCGACAAGCTGCTCGGGATAGTCGTCGCCCTTCAGGACGAGCTTGCCGGTGCGCAGAACTTCGGCCGACATGACTTCCAGGCGGCGGGTCCACATATCCAACTGCTCGCTCACGGCGAAGCCGATGGACGCGGCAAGCCGCTGCTCGGGCGACAGGGAGCCGCCGATCTTCTCGCCAGCGCGGCGCTTGAACTGGCCGCTCGGCTTGAAGACGCGCTTGTCCTTGATGTAGGCCGGGGCGAGCGACTGAGTCTTGTAGCCCTTCTCGCGGATCACCTTGCCCGCAACGATGGGCGAGACGAGAGGCGAGATCAGGCGACGGCCCTTCACCGAGTCGAACTTGATGTCTTCGGTGTTGGAGG